ATGTCCCCGATCCTGTCTCCGAGCGTCCTCCCGCACCAACTGGACGTCGTACGTGTGTTCCTATACGCCCGCCAATCGTCCGCCCGCGCTGACGGCTCCGAGGTCTCCACCGAGTCCCAACTAGCGGCCGGGCATGCCGTCTGCGCCGCCCGCTCCGCCCTCGGGGTGCCGTGGGTCGTTGTGGGTGAGTTCGCCGACGTAGGCCGCTCCGGGTGGGACCCCAACGTCATACGGACCGACTTCGAGAAGATGATGACTGGCGTCCGCGCCGGTGAAGCTGACGTGGTGATTGTGAACGAGCTTTCACGACTCACGCGCCAGGGTGCCCAGGATGCCCTAGAGATTGACAGCGAGTTCAAGAAGCACGCCGTGCGGTTCATGTCGATTCTGGAACCGTTCCTTGACACGTCCACGCCCATCGGCGTTGCTATCTTCGCCCTGATCGCCGCACTCGCCAAGCAGGACAGCGACATCAAGGCGGAGCGTCTGCGGGGGGCTAAGGACACCATCGCTGCTGTCGGCGGTCGGCACAGTTCGTCTCCCCCGTACGGCATGCGCGCCGTCCGCGAACAGGTGGGGGACATGGTGATCTCCGTTCTTGAGCCGGACGAGGATCACCCCGAGCACGTAGAGACTGTGCTCCGCATGGTGGAACTGTCCTTTGATGGGACGTCAGATAACAAAATCGCAACGACGCTTGATGAGGAAGGCATCCCCGCCCCCGGCATGTCCGAGAAGCGGGCGACCAAGAAGCGCATGGAATCCATCCAGGCTCGCCGCGTGAGCGGGGACGCAGACAGCCCGATTCGCTGGCGGGCTCAGACTGTCCGATGGATTCTCAACCACCCCGTGATCGGCGGGTTCGCCAGCGAGCGAGTCAAGCGCGGTGCGGCGTACGTCAACGTCATCGCCCGCGACAAGGCCACAGGGAAGCCCCTCACGCCGCACCGGGGCATCATCTCGGGTGCCCGCTGGCTGGAACTCCAGGAGAAGCGCCAGGCAAAGGCCAAGCCCAACCGCAAGAGCACGACCGACACGACTCCCACCCTGCTTAGCGGGTGGCGGTTCCTCGGGTGCGGCGTCTGCGGCGGAGCCATGGGACAGAGCGCCGGAGAGCAGGGACGCACGAACCTGTGGGTCGAGTCCTACAACTGCTCCAACCCGAAGGGTCACGGCGGACTCTCGATCCGGCGCGACGTGCTGGACGACCACGTGACCCGCCGAGTGTGGGCACGTCTCCAGGCTGCCGACATGGACAACGAGAACGACCGTGAATGGCTTGCCGCCGCTGCGCTCCGCTACGCCGCACAGAACGACCTTGCGGGGGTCGCCGAGGAACAGCGGGAGACCAAGGCCCACCTTGACCACGTGACGCGCTCTATTGCCGAGCTGCAAGCAGACCGCAAGGCAGGCTTGTACCGGGGCCGTGACGAGCTTGCGACGTGGCGCGCGACTATGGAGCAGTACCGAACGTATGAGGACCAGTGCAGGGCACGTCTTGCCGAGCTTGCGGCGGCCATGGCCGGACGGATCGAAATCCCGTCTGAGTGGTTCGCCGAGCTTGACCCGCTGGACGACGGAAGTCCTTGGGCAAACTGGGGAGTGATCCAGCGCCGAGAGTTCCTGTCCTTCTTCGTGGATCACGTCACAGTGGGGCGCGGAAAGGACCCGGTAACCAAGAAGTTCATCCCGACGGATGAACGAGTTGAAATCCACTGGACACCGGCACTCCAGGAAGACGAGGAAGAAAACGAGGAAGAGTTGGCAATGGTGTGATCAGCACCACGTTAGGGCGGCCGGGAACTTCACCAGTTCCCGGCCGTTCTGCTTTCCGGCGCGATCGCGCCTACACAGCGGGCAGGGTTCGACACTCCCTCTCACCCCCTCTGACCTGGATTGATGTTGTGAGTGTCGATTCTGAACACAGAATCAATGTCTCCTTATAGTTCTCTAGGCTCAGGCCAAAACGGGTGCTCGCTTCGACACTCGACACCCGCCCCGCTGTAGCGCCCGCTTAACCCACTCACTCTCTATAGAGTGTGGGCGGGGTTGCCGCACAGTAACCCGGTGGTCCGAGCACTCCCCCACCGGCCCGTGCGTTGACTCCCGTCACTCTCCTACGGTGTGAGCCGTACGGGCCCTTGTCCCCGTGGTGTAGCGGTAACACAACAGGCCCTCAACCTGTGGTGAGGGGTTCAACTCCCCTCGGGGGTACCTTGTCTTCGTGGTGTAGCGGTAACACTCCTGTCTTCCAAACAGGCTTCGCCGGTTCGATCCCGGCCGGAGACTCTTTGCTTTCGTAACTCAGTTGGTAGAGTCGCGGGCTCTTAACCCGTTGGTCGCAGGTTCGAACCCTGCCGGAAGCACTTTGCGTGTAGCTCAATGGTCAGAGCCTCGGTCTGATATGCCGAAGGTTGCCGGTTCAAATCCGGTCACGCAAACCACGTGGAAGATTGGCAGAGCGGTAATGCGTCGGGTTGCTACTCCGTAGCCGGGTTCACACCCGCACAGGTTCGATCCCTGTATCTTCCGCTTTGGAAGGTCGGATATTGGCGTATCAAGCGCTCTCGAAAAGCGTCACGGGTAACATCGTTGGGGGTTCGACTCCCCCACCTTCCGCCTTGCGTTATTAGCTCAGGGGTAGAGCGTCCGCCTGTCACGCGGAGAGTCGCGGGTTCAAGTCCCGCATAGCGCGCTGTGATCGTAGCTCAATCGGCAGAGCATCCGGCCGTGGTCCGGAGGGTGCGGGATCATACCCCGCCGATCACCCCAATGGGTTGTGTGGTGTAACTGGTAACACGCTGCTTTTGCAAAGCAGAGAAGCGGTTCGAATCCGACACGATCCACGGAGTCTACGACGAACCCGAAAGGGTCAACGGGGGCATGCACTCCCCAACTCGCGTAACTGCGAGTTTCGTAGACAATGGCGCGTAGCTCAATGGGGAGAGCGGCGGTCTTACAAACCGCAGGTTGTGAGTTCAAGTCTCACCGGGCCAACCGAGCACCTAGGAACGTTCCTAGGTGCCCTTGTCGCGTAGCACAACAGGTAGTGCAGCCGGTTGTTACCCGGCTAGGTGCTGGTTCGAATCCAGCCGTGACAGCTTGTGAGTAGCTTAACGGTAAAGCCCGGGGCTCATAACCCCGTCGATGCGGGTTCGAATCCCGTCTCACTCACCATGGCGCATAGCTCAATGGACAGAGCACGGGGCTACGAACCCCGATGTTGGGGGTTCGAATCCCTCTGTGCCAGCAACGGGGTAGCTCCCCCGGTCATAAGGCATGCGCCCGTGCACAGCGTATGTCGAGGGCCGCGTGTGTGGTGTAAGCGGTAACACTCCGACCGCGAAGGTCGGCAATGCGGGTTCGAATCCCGTCACGCGCTGAAACTTTGGGACATGGTGTAACTGGAAACACACCCCGACTCCAAATCGGGGAGACGCGGGTTCGATTCCTGCTGGCTCAGCTTTGGGGCTCTAGCTCAGTCGGTAGAGCGGCGGAGTGAAATCCCGTGCGCGGAGGTTCAATTCCTCCGGGCCCCACCATGGATGGTCGGCGACGATGGAGTGTCGCACCGGGTTGTAACCCCGGCGCTTCGGCTTAGGGGGTTCGAATCCCTCACTATCCACGCAGGCGCTTTGACGGGAGCGCCGTTGGCACTGTGCCTTAAAACAAAACCCGCCGCATGCCCGCGTGGTGGAATCTGGTAGACACACTGCGCTTAGAACGCAGCGCTCCGGCGTGGGGGTTCGAATCCCCCCGTGGGTACTTTTTATTTTCCCCAATAGTTGTATTTTACAGCTATTTCTATCTTGCCCCGGTAGCTCAGTTGGTCAGAGCTGCTGTTTCGTAATCAGCGGGTCGGCGGTTCGAATCCGTCCCGGGGCTCTTTGGAGGATCGGTGTACGTAGAGCGCTTCGAGGACGTGACCGATCCCCGGCTAGGTCGGCACATCAAGCACGACCCCCGTTCGCTGGCCTTTGCCCATCCCGCTGTCGAGGTCGGCACCATCCGTTCCGTTCTCTGGGAGCGCCGGTCGCCGATCCTGAACCAGGGCAATCTAGGCTCGTGCACTGGAAACGCTCTGACGGGCATCCTGGGCACTGACAGCCTCGGCCGGACCGGACAGACCAGCGTCACCGTGAAGGGCGATCCTAAGGGCGTTTTTGCCCCGGGAACCTACGTCCTAGACGAAGCGTTCGCGGTCAAGGCATACGAGCTGAACACCAAGCTTGACGACTACGCCGGAACCTACCCGCCGAGCGACACGGGCTCTAACGGGCTCGCTGCCGCCAAGACCGGCCAGGCTCTAGGACTTCTGTCCGGCTACACGCACGGGTTCAGCATCGAGGCCCTACAGGCTGCCCTACAGTCCGGTCCTGTCATGTGGGGGACGTTGTGGCTCAAGTCGATGTTCAACGTCGATGCCAAGGGCTGCGTCGTGGTGGACCGCAACAGCGCTCAGGCTGGTGGGCACGAGCTTGTAATCTCTGGCTACAACGTCGAGCACGACGTCTACACGGTACAGAATTCGTGGGGTATCGAGTGGGGCGTGAATGGGCTCGCCTACGTCTCCGGCGCTGACATGGCTTGGCTGCTTTCCCAGCGTGGCGACATCACGGTTCCGCAGTACGCGACCGTGGCCCCGTCGGCGGCCGATCCTGACGCTACCTTCCTCGCTGCCGTAGTTGCCTGGCTCAAGGCCAAGGGCTACAGCGTGTGAAGGGCACTTTTTCCGTTCGTCTAACGGCAAGACACCGGGCTCTGAACCCGGCGATCGTGGTTCGAATCCACGGCGGAAAGCAAAAGCCCCCGGCGTGAACCGGGGGCCTTGCTCACTTGTCGAGCGCGTCAAGCAATTCGTTCAACAAGCGTGCCGCACTTTCGTAGTCCTTTTCCTCAGGACTTGGACCGTCCGTGCTTCGCAGCACGAGCAAGTCAAGTGCGTCCGGCACGTCTTCGGGGTCAAAGGCTTCCCAGAGACGCCGGAAGTCGTCCGCACTGTACCGCTTCATTTGCGCTCCCTCGCTATTGGTGAGGAGAGCATATCACGACTGGTCGTAGCTCAGAGGTAGAGCGCCGGTTTTGGGAACCGGATGCCGCAGGTTCGATCCCTGCCGACCAGACCACATAGGAACGTTCCTAGGTGAGGTACCCATGGCATGGTCCACTTCCGACAGGCGTTCCCGACTCCCCCGCAACTGGGAGGCCATCCGTGCGCGTGTGAAGCGCCGGGATATGGGGCTCTGTCAGGGGGTGCTACCACAGGGTGGTAGGTGTGAGGCTGTAGGCACCGAGGTAGACCATATCCGCCCCGGTGATGACCACAGTCTAGAGAACCTGCAACTACTGTGTGCGTGGTGCCACAGGCAGAAGACACAGGCTGAGAGTAGCCGCGCCCGTGCGTTCAAGCGCCCCCCGCCTACGTCGATCCCCCGCACCAAGCGTGAGGCGACGCCTGATCCGTGGTGACACAGAGGCACCATGCGCTGTGGGCCGTGACGCTCCGTGCACCCGCTCGCCTTGGAATCGAAGGTCAAGGGGTGGGGGGTGACCCCAAAAAGGGAACCTTACGGACCGCAAGCGTATGGCAGCTCTCTCCGTGTACGGGTTTCCAGGTCGCCCAACCTTGGAAAGCAAGGAAGCCCCGGTCCGTAGACCGAGGCTTCCTCACACTGCGTCACCCGCTACAGGTACCGTGCCATAAGCAGCTTGCGACAGATACCGTCAAGCATGGTTACGGTTTCCTGATACGCCGCGCGGGCTTCGGCGTCTGTCTCGTACTCAATAAGCTTCTTTGCCTCGTCGTGCCGGTGGGAGAGCGCCCCCACCAATACGCTGAATTCCTCTTCGGTCAGGTCAATGTTCACGGTTCACTCACCAGCGGTGAAGATCTTGTTCCGCACGGCCGTGAGACTGGCGATTTCCGCGATGAGGAGTTCGCGTGTCGCGGTGTCCTCTTCCCTCTTGGCCTGTTCGCGAGCGGCCGTGATTCCGCCGGTGATGGCCCCCAGCAGGGATTCCGCTTCCTGCTCCGTGAGTTCGATGTTAATTGTCCCTATCCCCTCTGTGTCGGGAGTCTGCTTTGTCGCGCACTTCCGAATCGTGGCGTCGCTCCCGGTACCGCAGTCGGTATGGTATCACGCCCGAGGACTACGACCGGCTGAACACCGAACAAGGCGGTCTCTGCGCGCTGTGTGATCGCCCCGAGGAAAACCGCCGCTTGGCTGTGGACCACGATCACGAGACCGGCAAGGTTCGCGCGCTTCTCTGCTCACGGTGCAATACCGGTCTCGGCAATCTTCGGGATGATCCGGCCCTGATGCTCCGGGCCGCTGTCTACGTGGCTAAGTACCGCTAACGCTGGGAGGTGAATCCATGGGAAGTCGCGGACCCGTTCCGAAGCGGAGCGATCAGCGCCGACGCCGGAACGCCGATGAGGTAGAGATTGCTACCGCGCCGTCTGCCCACCCCGACGGTTCCACCGCGCCCGAGGCTGACCCTACGTGGCATCCCATCGCGGCCCGCTGGTATGACGCACTGGCCAGCAGCGGACAGAGCTTTTTCTTTGAGCCGTCCGATTGGGCGCAAGCCGCATACGTGGCCGAAGCCATGAGCCGGAACCTGAACCAAGGCCAGCGTCTAAGCGGTCAGCTTTTCGCCGCTGTTGTCGCCGCCGCTTCCGATCTTCTCACTACCGAGGGTGCACGCCGCCGTCTGCGGATTGAGCTGTCTAAGGCCGAGGCTGCCGAGGTTGATTCCGGCATCGCCGAACTCATGGCTGCATACAAGGCTCAGCAGTGACCACCTAGGAACGTTCCTAGGTGACCCTCTCCCGAAGGGGGCACCATGGAACCGATCCGAACCATTGAGGATGACTACGTTCCGCCGGATAACCGCACGCTCGGCGTGTGGGCTTTCCTGTGGTGCTCGCGCTACCTGCTACAGCCGGACGGCCCCGAGGCCGGTTCCCCGTGGCGCTTCACGCCCGAACAGATTCGCATCCTAAAGCGCTGGTATGAGATTGACGAGAACGGCCGTTTCGTCTACCGCCAGGGAACGATCCGCCGTCTCAAGGGCTGGGGTAAGGACCCTTTCACCGCCGCGCTGTGTGCCTTCGAATTCGTCGGTCCTTGCCGGTTCTCTCACTGGGGGCCGGATGGAATGCCGGTACCTAAGGCTCAGCCCGCCGCATGGGTTCAGATTGCCGCCACGTCCAAGGATCAGACCCGGAACACCATGACGGTTTTCCCTGGTCTCTTCTCGCCGGAGTGCATCGAGAAGTACGGCATTGATCTCGGTAAGGAGATCATCTATTCCGCCGTCGGCAATCGCATTGAGGCAGTGACCAGCTCGGCCCGCGCTCTTGAGGGTGGCCGAAGCTCGTTCAACCTGCTTAACGAAACTCAGCACTGGATTGAGACCAACGGCGGGCACGCCATGGCGCTAACCATCGCCGGTAACCTTGCCAAGTCTCGCGGTGGTGGCGCGCGGTCTATGGAGATCACCAACGCCCCTCTACCCGGCGAAGACTCGGTAGCCGAGCGGACCTATCACGCATGGGCAAAGCTGCGCGACAAGGACGCCGATACTCCCCGCCGCGCTGGTGTCTATTACGACTCGATCGAGGCTCCGGCGATTCCGGACCTTGCCGACCGCGACGCCCTAGAGGCTGGCATCCTTGCCGCCCGTGGCGATGCTACCTGGCTAGATATCGACTGGATCATTTCCACGATCTACGCCGGTACGTACCCCGCATACCAGTCCCGCCGAATGTTCCTGAATCAGCTTGTCTCCGATGATGACTCGCTGATCACCCCGCAGGATTGGGACGCATGCGCCGTTGACGAGACGCTACGCAAGGGCGACCGGATCACCCTCGGTTTCGACGGTGGTTCGACCGACGATGCAACGGCTCTTGTTGCACTCCGCGTATCCGATCGTCTAGCGGTTCCTCTCGGCATCTGGGAGGCACCTGACGGCCCGCGCGGTGAGAACTGGGAAGTCCCCCGGGATCAAGTGGTTGACGCCGTTCACGCTGCATTCGCCACCTATGAGGTTGTCGGGTTCTTCGCCGACGTTGCCCTATGGGAGTCCGAGGTTCAGCAGTGGTCCGAGGAATACCGGGCCCGACTACTCGTCAAGGCTTCTGGCAAGTCCACAGTCGGCCGAGACATGCGCGGTGGTCTACCCGAGATCACGGCAGCGAATGAGCGTCTTGTAGCCGCTGTCGAGACCGGTCACGTCAAGCACAACGGTAACCGCACTCTGCGCCGACACGTGATGAACGCAAAGCGGAAGATCAACCGCTTTGGCGTCAGCTTCACCAAGGAACACCGCGAGTCCAAGCGCAAGGTTGACGGCTATGCCGCGCTGCTGCTTGCCGACCTTGCCCGTACTCATCTTCTCGAATCAGGAAAGCTCAAGCGCCCGCGTTCCGGCCGCGTCTGGGGTTTTGGAGGTTAAGACATGGCCGATATTTCCAAGCGCCTAGAGCACGGCCTAGACCGCCTGCGCTATGAGTTCAGCGAGCGACTAGAGACCATCGACCGGTACTACCGTGGCCGTCACGCTGGCCCTTACATGCCACGCAACGCAAACCATGAGTACAAGCTACTTGCCCGCCGAGCTATCCATAACTGGCTACCGTGGATCGTCGCTGCCCCACTCCAGAACCTACAGGTTTCCGGATACCGGCCGTCGTCGGGCAAGGGCGATGCAATCTGGGATATCTGGCAGGCCAACCGCCTGGACTCCCGACAGCGCATGGTTCACGAGGGTGCCCTAGTTTTCGGCAACGCCTACGTCACTGTGGCGGAATCGCCGGACGGCCCCAAGGTAACCCCGGTCGCAGCTACTCGCCTGTGGGCTGCCTACGAAGACCCGGTAGCGGATGAGTTCCCGCTGTATGCGGTCCAGGTGTTCAAGGACCCTGAGACGCTTTCCGAGGATCGCGCCCGCTACTTCGACAATCGGGGCATCACCGAGCTAGCCAAAGTTCGCGGTGATTGGGTTACCACCAGCTATCGCCCACACCGATTCGGTGTCACGCCCGTTGTGCGGTTCGCGCCGCAGATGGACCTACTAGGCCGATCAGTCGGTCTGGTCGAACCGCTGATCCCGATCACTGACCGCATCAATCAGACGTGGTTTGATCTGCTGATCGCGCAGACCTATGGGTCGTTCAAGGTCCGGTACGCAACCGGCATGGCTCCCCCGCCGATGATTGACCCGATCACCGGCCAGCCCATGACCGACCCGGATTCCGGCGACATCATCTATCGGCCGGTCGAGTTCGACCCTAGCCGCGTGCTGGTCGCCGAGGACCCGGACACGAAGTTCGGAGAGCTGTCGGAAACCCCGCTCGCCGGATTCCTCAGCAGCCTAGAGACCAGCGTTCAGCACATGGCCGCTGTCTCCCAGACCCCGCCGCACTACCTACTAGGCACGATGGCCAACCTTTCGGCAGACGCTCTTGCAGCCGCCGAGTCCGCGCACATGCGCAAGGTGGAATCCCTCAAGCAGGTATTCGGGGAGTCGTGGGAAAGCGTGCTCCGCCTGTGCGCTAAGGCTGCTGGAAACAACCGTCTAGCCAAGGACACCAAGGCTCAGATCGTGTGGGCCGACACCGGTTCCCGTTCGCTGGCTCAGACCGCCGACGCATTCGGCAAGCTCGTTCAGATGGTCGATGTTCCTCCGCGTGCGCTGTGGGACAAGCTCCCTGGCTTCACTCAGACGGACATTGACCGCTTCAACGAGGAAGCCGACAAGGCCAAGGCCGAGGCCGCCAAGAACCCGCCACCGGGGCCGGACCACCTAGGAACGTTCCTAGGTGGTAAGCCCCCACAGAACGCCCCGGGGGTAGCAAATGCCAACAACGCTGGAAACGCTCGCAAGTAACTACCAGCGTCGGCAGGACACGATTGCCGAGAAGGTTCTCCGGTCGCTCGTTACGTGGTGGGCCGGGGTGGAGGCTCCAAAGCTTTCTAACCCCGGTCCCCTCTTCGACCAGTACCGAACCCTAGTGACCAGCGGCCGGGCCGATTCCATCCGGGCAGCGCAGGACTTCCACACGGAGTCTCGCCGACTTGCCCTAGGTAACGGCTCCCCCGCCCGCTCGGTCCTGAACGGCGCGACAGCCGACACCGAGAATGTTCGGGCCGCTTTCTACGACATCGTAGACAACTCGATCCGGGGCCGCCTGGACGACCCGGATTTCATCGCCGAGCTTGACCGCCTGGTTTTCGCCCCGCTGTCCAGCAGCGCCGAGGATCTAACCCTTCGCGCCGGACGAGACATTCTGTCGCACGCGCGCAAGGCGGATACCGAGGTCATTGGTTACTACCGCAAGACCGAGCCCGACCCCTGCGGATTCTGCGCGATGCTCGCCAGCCGTGGGCTTGTTTATGGCGCAACCCGCAATGCGGGATTTGCTTCGCGCCTGTACGTCGATAACGAAAACCCCGATCGCTACCACGCACATTGCCGCTGTCAGACGCTCCCCCTTTTCCGTGGCCAGTCGATGCCCGCCGAGGACCGAGCGCTAGCCGAGCGATACCTAGCGCAGTGGAAGGCGACGCCTGGAAAGGGACAGAAGCAGATGGACGCCTTTATGGCTGCCGTCAACTCTGCCCGTAAGGAGAGTAATGCCTGAAACGCCAGAGACCACGCCGGAAGCCACTCCGCCCGCGACGCCACCGGCAGCACCGGAGACCCCTCCTGTGACGCCTCCAACGGCCCCAGAAGCGCCGGAGACCACGCCCCCGGCCCCTGAGTCCACCCCGCCTGTTCCAGCGCCTCAGACGCCCGCACAGAGCCCCGACGCTACCGCGCAGGCTGCTGCCGACAAGGCAAAGGCAGATGCCGACGCTGCGACCGCCAAGGCTGCCCAGCTAGAGCTAGAGCTAGCCCGAGAGCGCGCGGCGCGTAAGTACAACCTTCCCGATGAGCTGGTTCCCATGCTTCGCGCGGACAGCGTGGAAGCGGACGCTAAGGCTCTATCTACCTTTTCGGCCGGTTCGGGTTCTTCGCTCGGCACCGGGGGTCTTGACCCGACCGACACCCACAACCCCAAGGCCGAGGGCGAGGCACTAGCCGATCGCCTGTTCAACAAGTACGGCCGCTAATCCCCCGGAGGAATCCGAATGTCCGAGTTCATCAAGCAGCAGGAAAAGCTAGCCGCTACCGCGCTGCCACTTCTACAGCGCTCGCTGATCATGGCGAACCTGGTCGATACCCAGAACGGGGCCGACTTTAAGGGTGCCCTTGGCGACGTTCTGAACATCCGCCGTCCGGCGGTTCTGGCCGCTGCGAGCGAGGCGATCACGCGCAGTAAGTCGCGTTCGATCCAGACTCAGAACATCGTAGAGTCCACGATTCAGGTCAAGCTGACGACTCACCTCTACTCGGCGGTGGACATCACCGACGCAGAGGCAACGCTTGACATCGAGTCCTTCGCTGACCAGGTTCTACACCCTCAGGTCCAGTCGATCGCATGGGCAAACGACCTGTTTGTTCGGGATGCCCTAGAGACGCTTCCGGCGCTCAAGGACAAGACCGGCGCGACGGTAACCATCCCGCTGGACGCGGACCCGGAGATCCAGGCGAAGAACATTCGACTGATCATCCCGCTTCTTCGCAAGAAGCTGAACGACAACCACGTTCCGTCGCAGGGTCGTGTTCTGGTCGTTGGAACCGAGCTTGAGTCGTACATCATCCGCGATCCACACCTAACCCGACTAGACCAGTCCGGCGCAACGTCGGCGCTCCGTGAGGCTTCCATCGGTCGCCTTTACGGATTCGACATCGTTGTGTCGGACGTGATCAACCCGGGCGAGATGATCGCTCTGCACCCCACCGCTTTCAAGCTAGCGATGATCGCCCCGGTTGCTCCGGCCGGTGCTGCTTTCGCAACGTCTCAGAGCGCTAACGGCGTATCCATGCGATACATCCGCGACTACAACAGCGACAAGGCTATGGACCGTTCGTTCCTGTCGGTCTACGTCGGTATCTCGCCGATCCTGGACCCGCTGTTCAACGCCAAGGGCGAGTACGTGGACGCGACCGGCGCGGTTCTTGCCAACCCGACCGCCGAGACGATCGTCCAGACCATGCAGCGCGGATACAAGGTCGCGCTAGCTTCGGCGTAATGGACGGGACCACCTAGGAACGTTCCTAGGTGGTCCCTCCCTAGGGAGGTTCCGACATGGCTTCACCCCTAGCGACCGTGGAAGACCTACTAGCGCGCATGGGCGTTGAGCTTGACGACGCGCAGACCGCATCAGCCAATGCCGCTCTTGAGGACATCTCGGCTATCGCCCGGCTGTACGGTCTCCCATCGTGGGGCAACCCGCTCCCCGTGCCGGACGCCGTAAAGGCCGTGGTGCTGTCCGCCACTGAACGCCGAGTGCGGAATCCTGAGGGGTACGTCTCGGAAATGGCCGGTGAGTATAACTACCGCATGGCTGAGGGTGCTGCTACCGGCATGTACTTCTCGGCGACTGAACTGGACATCATCCGCACCTGTGCGGGCCGCAAGGGTCTCGCTTCGGTGCCGGTGCAAAAGCCCGTGGTTGTCGCCCACAATCGCTACTACCCGTATTGGCGGAATCCTGATCATGGGGATATTTAAGTTCGCCCCTGTCCCCGCCAAGGTGTTTCCCGCTGTGCCTGTCGATGATGGGTACGGCGGGACCATGGTAGGGCAGGGTGCTCCCGTTACCATCCGTGTCTACATACAGCCGGTGGCTAAGGCTGGCGCGTCCAACGCCGAGGCTCCGGCAAGTTCCGGATGGCTCTCTCCGCGCCGCATGCGAATCTTCGCACGGTCGCTTCCCGCCGGTGCTTGGTCCCGGGTGGAAATGCTGGGGTCCGTCTGGACCGTAGAGACTCCCCCACAGGATCACGCGCCTAGCGCACGCACCGCCTACGCATCCGCCGTTCTCACCGAGAAGCCTGCCCATGGCGAAGGTTAAGAAGGGTCTAGGTCGGCGCATCGCAAACTTCCCTGGCGTCAACGACGCGGTTAAGGCCGAGGCTGAACGCCGAGCGGAACGTGTTCGCCTAGTCGCGTCAGCGCACACGAAGACCGGCGCGTTCGTCCGGTCCATCAAGGTAATCAAGGCCCCCGGCCCGCATCGCCGCCGTGACTGGCTCGTAGCGATCAACGACCCCAATGCGAAGTCCATCAACTGGGGCCATATCGACCGAGAAACCGGCCGACCCGTCCGGGGAATCCACGCAATCGAGGCTGGCCTATGACCACTCCCATTCTCCCCGATATCGAGGCACTGGCCCTTAAGGCTCTGCGCGCTGCGTTCCCCGACGTTCGCGCCGCTGTAGATACTCCGGCCGATTGGGACGTGGCAAGCCCGCTCATCACGTGTCGGCGCGTCAGCGGTAGCGCTCTCGATCCCCGCTTTGTAGACCGCGCCGTTATGGCTGTCGATGCCTGGCACACTGACCGCCGATCGGCTTCCCTCCTTGCCCGCCGAGTTCGCGCCGCGCTGTATGACGCATGCCGCGCCAAGCTTGCCGACGATGAGGGTTCCCTTGCCGGGTTTACCGAACTGATCGGCCCATGGAATCCGGGGCCAGACGACAACGCGGGCATTAGCCGGTTCGTCGCCACCTACCAGCTAACTGCCCGCCCCACTAACCGAAAGGTGATCTGACGATGGCCCTAGACAACACCGAGGTAGTTCTACCCGGTACCGGCTATGTCTACCTGGCCGAGCCGAACAAGGCTAAGCCTGCTACTGGATTTGACCCCCTAGCCCCCGGGACCGGTTGGGATTCAATCGGTCACACGTCGCTAGAGAACGGCATTGAGTTCGGCCGCGACGGCGACGACCCGGCGACGCTCGGAAGTTGGCAGAATCCGAAGCTTCGCACGACCAACCCGGACGTTACCTACACGCTCACGCTGAACGCCCTACAGGCTTCGGCGGAAACGTACAAGCTGTACTTTGGTGCCGGTGACGCTGCCTACGATGCGACGGCCGGAGTGTTCAAGATTCCGGCAAAGCCTACGGCTCAGTCCAAGGCCCTGCTAATCGTGATCGTAGACGCCGAGCAAATGCTACCGATCTACTTCCCGAACGTATCGCTTCTTGGCTCGGACGCCATCACCTTTGACCCGACCGCGCTGCTTGAGTTCCCAATCAAGGGAACCATCCTGGCCGGTTCTGACGGGTCTCTTGGTGACATCAGCGCGTTCGCTGCACTCACCTAGGAACGTTCCTAGGTGGTTCCTTCCCCCGTGGCAACTGGTCCCGCTGCGGGGGAAGGTCATTCCCGGGACCAGCACACAAGCTTAGGGACCAGACATGAGCACCAAGATTACCTTTGAGGACCTGATCGCTGAGGTTGAGAACGCCTACGAGATCGTAGAGTTCGTCGGCCCCGACGGTACCGTTTTCGCCATGCGGTCGCTGGTGATCCTCCCGCGCGAGGCTCGCCGGTCCGTAGTCGCTGCGGTCGCGGTAGCCAACAACAAGTCTGCCGACGTTGACCAGCAGGAGACCGCCATTGACAAGGTTCTTGTCTCGGTGGTGGACAAGCCTTCCGAGTTCCAGTCGGTTCTAGATGCCCTACCACTAGGCGCAAAGGTCAAGCTGATCGAGGCTTGGTCCGAGGGCACTCAGGCGGGGGAAGCCTAACCCTCCGCGAGATGGTTGATCGGCACGGGGCCGAACTGGTCGCCGACTTTCAGCGCCACTACGCGATGCGCCTTAGCGATGTCGTAGCGGGTGCTGTGTCGCCAAAGTCGGCCCTTGCCATGGTCGAACATCTTCCGGAGGATTCCGCCTTTGTAGCCGCCGTCCGTGGCGGTCGGGAGTTCGCCGGTTGGGACACGGTGGCCTACATGCTTGCTGCCCTCATTGACTCGGTGAACATGACCACTTGGGCTGTCTTCTCACAGAACGCGAAGCGCCCACCTTCCAAGCCCCAGCCTTTCGAGCGGCCGGGCAAGCGTAAGCGCACCATCCGCGCTGCGGAAACACTACTCCGTCACAATCCGCACGCGGTGCCTATTCCTGAACATCGGTTGCCAAAGCCCTAGGGTCCGCCCGCGTGCCTTGACCCCTGGGGGTTCATATGGCCGGGCCGGGCGGTACCGAATCGGGCCGCGTGAGTATCCGTGTCCTACCGGATACGTCAAACTTCGCGCAGTCGCTACAGCGCTATCTAGACCGGATCGAGCGTCGGTCTCAGCTTCGAATCAACGTTGACCTAGACCGCACCGCGACCGAGGCCGAGCTAAACCGGCTGACGCGGGATCGGGAAGTCAGCGTAAACGTTGACACCGCAGCGGCCGAGGCTGCCCTAGCTCGGCTTGCTCGTGATCGCACGTCTCGCGTTGACGTAGACGTAGACCGCAACAGCGCGGCAAAGGTCACGAAGGGCTTTTCCAGCATTCTCGGAAGCCTTGGCAAGACCGCCAAGATTGCGAGCATCGCCAGCGTTGCCGTTGGCGGTATCGGCCTAGCCGGTGTTGCTTCCGGCGGAATCCTTGCTGCGCTGCCTCTGGCAATGGTCGGCATTGGCGCTATGGCGGCGTCGCAGTCCGAGGCCCTACAGAAGCAGTTTGAAAAGGCCACGAATGGAATCAAGGAACAGTTTGCAAAGGTAACCCTGCCTCTCGGCAAGGCGTTCATCGGGGCACTCCCCCAGGTACAGCAGTTCATCGGGCAGCTTGGTCCGCTGTTCGCGGCGGGTGCCAAGACCATTCAGCCGATGGTGTCGGCTCTGCTTGGCTTCGCGTCGGCAGCGCTCCCCGGCATCACGGCAGCGATGAACAACATGGGGCCCATCCTTGACGGCATGTCCATGGGCCTAGAGGTTCTTGGAAGTGGCGTCAGCGACCTGTTCGCAGCCCTGAGTCAAAACGCTGCTGGGGCGGGATCAGCGCTGCTTAGCCTGTTTGGCGGGCTTGGCGATATCCTCGCCTCTCTCGGCCCGTTCCTGGCGGGTCTGGCAATGCCGTTCGCGTCGCTCTTTGAGGGGCTGTCCAACGGCATCGGGAACCTGATCGGCGGACTGACGACCGGACTGGTTCCCGCCATTCAGGTAATCGCGCCGCTCGTTGGCCACCTATTCGCCGCCCTAGGCAGCACGCTAGGTGACGCAATCTCGGCTCTAGCGCCCGGACTGACCGCGCTAGCTAGTGCACTGATTCCGGCCATCACGGGAGCGCTACGAACCCTGTCCCCCGTGATCACCAGCCTAACGCCGGTCTTCACAATTCTAGGCCAGGCTATCGGCACGATCCTGGTAACTGCGATCAACGCGGTTGTTCCGATCCTCGCTGCTCTGCTGCCGGTGATCGGCCAGATTCTTGCCGCCGTGGCTCCGCTGGTGGTGCAGCTTGTCACCGGGCTTGCCCCTGTGTTCGCCGCCCTAACGCCGCTGATCTCTCAGGTAGCGAATCTACTGCTTGCACTGCTGGCCCCGATCCTGGGAAGTCTTCCGCAGATTCTCGCTCCGGTTCTGGCAGCGCTGAACATTCTGATTCCGCTGTTCGTTCAGATTGCGGGTCAGATCATGGGCGCACTCGGCCCCAGCCTAAACAGTCTGATTCAGTCACTCGTTCAGATTCTCGTAGCGCTGACGCCGCTTCTACCGCTATTCGCCGAGCTGATCAGTGCGGCCCTAAGCGTTCTGGTTCCGATCCTGGTCCCCGTGGTCAACGTCATCGCACGACTGACGGCGGGCATCGTGTCGGCGCTCGTTCCCGCCGTGAAGCAGATCATCACTTGGCTATCCGAGTGGATCACTCAGCTAACGGGCACGCTCCGCACTATCGGCACGTTCGTAGAGCTTGGCGTCGGCTACTTCCGGAGCCTCTGGGATAAGATCAGTTGGATTCCCGGCAAGATCTCCGACGCTTTCAAGTCGGCCCTTAACGCAGCAATCAGCCTGATCAACCGGCTGATTGACGGGTACAACAAGATTCCGGGTCTCCCGGATATCTCGCACGTTGGCTACCTGGTTTCAAATCCGGACATGCCTAGCGTCGGCCCCGTGGTCGCCCCGCTGTCGATCGGTCCCGCTCCGCGTCTGGCTAAGTCCAGCGTCGGCAGCATGCTCGGTACGGTCGGCGCTCTACCATCTGCGGCCGGGTCCGGCGAGAAGATGACCAAGCAGGTTGCCAAGGCTCTAGGCTCCAACGCTGCGGCGACCGGAAGCGGTACGACCGTAGTTGCTCCGCAGGTGACAGTAAACGCCCGCACCGAGGCTGACCCGTTCACCATCGGGCGTGAGGTTGCTTGGGCTCTCCGCACCGCCGGACGGTAGCACCTAGGAACGTTCCTAGGTGGTCACATGGGAAGGGCCCCCAGGTTTCCCCGGGGGCCCCTCTCCTGTGCGCTTCTCATTCCCAGTGGTTCGGGCCCGCGCACAACCGACCGTCCATGCCGTGCTCACACGTCGGGTACATCAGGTCCTCAAGTCGCGTCCACCCTTCCGGGATGGGCGACTCGTCCACTTCGAAGAATGCACATGTGGACTTCTTGTCGTCCCAGAACTTCAACACCTGGTCTTCGGTGGCGAAGGCCGCAACGTAGTCCCGGCGCTGGTCGCAGATGTGCACCCGAAGCTTGAAGCCCGCGTCTTCGGTGTCGGTCATTCCCGCACCCTCCCTTGTTGTCCCTACCTTGCGAGACACAGTCAATCACACGGGCGACGTTCCCGCAACACCACCTAGGAACGTTCCTAGGTGATCCCCGAGAGGCATCCGCATGCTTGATGACTGGACCATCTCTTACGGCCCGCTCACGCTCGGCAATGCCGAGATCATGCCCGCTGTCAACTTCACCAGCTTTGACCCGCTGACCATGCCGGACATTCGCAGCAATGATGTTGAGCTGATTCAGCGTGACGGACTGTGGGCCGGTGACGACTACATGGGCGGCCGGACGATCGACCTTTCCCTAGAGGTTCAGGGTATCGACCGCGAAGAATTCAATTCCGCCGTGAACCTGGTCATGCGCGCATTCTCCCCTGGCGTCGCCGGTGAGTCCAAGCTTTCATTCAAGATTCCAGGTCTGTGCAATGGGCGGGAAGCCTACGTGATGGCCCGCACCCGTAAGCGATCCAACCCGCTTGATGCAAACTTCGCGCGCCTGTACTGCGCTTTCGAAATCCAGCTATTCGCCACTGACCCGGTTGTGTATGCGGCCGACGTGACGACTGTGACCCTGGCCAAGAACGTTCCGGCGCTAGTGCCGTTCGACGGGTCGCTACCTACCACCCCTGCTGTCACGTTCACCGGAACCACGTCTCCAAAGATTCTCGACGCCGAGACCGGAGCGGTAGCCGGGCCGACCTACGACCCCGGAAATCGGTACCTAAAGCTGACGGACAGCGGGACGAACAACGCGGCTACGGCCGTACTGACTTACACGGATACGTGGGTGTGATGGCTGAATACAAGATCTACCTATACAACACGCTCACGCGCCTAGTAACGGCCACCGTCCCGGCGTCGTCCCTGTCCTACGGATACAAGATGGATGACGCGGGATCGGCCATGATCGAAATTCCGATGGGTGTCCCCAAGCTAGACGGCTCTGCGCTGACCCCTGGCGACCTGTTCCCGGTCCGTACCGGCGTGGTGGTGTCCCGGGACGGGGTCCTTGTCTGGGGCGGTCTCCTGTGGGCGTACAAGGCCGATCTAACCAAGCGGACTCTCTCGCTTAGCGCGTCCGGGTACCTGTCGTACTACGCGCACCGCATGACCAATTACAACGGCGTGCGATTCGACAACATCGAACAGACCGCGATGATTAAGAACCTGATCACCGCAGCGACTAGCGGAATCCAGACAGACACGGCCGGACTGGTACCGACCAACACGGTCCGTTCCCGGTCGTGGAACCCCTACGAAATGAAGCCTCTCGCTTCGGTGTTCGCCGACCTTGCCGACGACATCACGACCATTGACCCCCAGTCAGGGCGCGAGGGTGGCGGTTTCTTCCTCTACTTCGATCCCTACTGGATCACCCCGGGCGTGAGCATCGGGAACCGCGTCTACAACACGGTGAACCGCCACCCCTACGACAGCGGGGCGAGCCTACAACAGGGTGTTAACTGCGAGTTCACTGACTTCTCGCTGGACGGCACGACTCTCGTTAGCGCGGCATTCGCAATCGGCGCGACCGACGGCACGGCTTCGCTGACCCCCTTTGCCGTGGACACCAATCCCTCCCTTCTCAGCACAACCCCACAGATCAGTGCGGTACTCACCGAGAACGGCATTAAGCAAACGACGGCACTCCAGTACAAGGCCCGTTCTGCTCTTGCCTTTGGCTCCGCCCCGGTCATCGTCCCGACCGCCGTCACGTACCCGAATCAGTTCTCCCCGCTGTCTCTCAAGCCTGGCATGTCGGCGGGAGTCACCACGGATGACGGGTTCCTGAATCTGATTGATGCGGATTACGTGATCACCGAGACCACGGTTTCAGTCGCGTCTGACGGTTCGGACCGCATTGCACTGACGCTCGTACAGGCTGACCTATTCAAGGAGACCGCAGACTAATGACCCGCCCCGGCACCACCAGCCCCGATCTAGTCGGCGAACTTCGCGCAATGCAGGAACGGATTGCAGCCCTAGAGCGCAAGCCTGTCCCGCAAACCCTGTTTGATCAGTACCCCTCCATTGAGTGGTCCGCCATTGGCCGAAGTGCAATCCTCGGTAACACCTGGACTTCTTGCGGCGTCGCCAATGTGACCGGGCTCAAGTACGACCGCCTAGAGGTGAAGTACCTCACGGACCGAATCATCACCGGCCGCAGTGAGGCAGAGATTCGGCTAGCAGCCTTCCGTCACGACAAGGACGCGCAGTACAAGGAATGCATCTCCGCTTCTAACGTCGTCCGGCTGTCCGGCGATTCGGTCCGCACTATCGGTGTCGGAAAGTGGCGATGGATTCACGGCATCCGCTTCGGGTGGGACTACAGCGATTCGGATAACGGAATCTACACGGTCGAGCTACAGCACCGGAACCCCGACAACTGCCCCCAGCGTGCAGAGGTTTCGGCAGTCCAGCAGATCTACGGATTCAGCAAGCTTTCTAGCGACCCGGACCCGTACCACCAAGACATCATCAGCGACAGCGCCGGACGTTACTGGGCTGCTGCGCTTGGCCCGTCGAACAACACTCTCCCCTATGCCGGATGGCTGGATCTCCGCGACCGCTACAGCGCATGGGACGGCTCTTACAGCGTCTCGAATATGCACTACTGCGTGGGGCTGTCGCCGGACCGAATCCCCGAGGCTTCTACGTCCGGGTGGCATTGGTACACGGGTGGCGGGTCGGCATTCGTCCGCGCGGCTGACATCAATGAGCCGTACCTGAACTTCTAAGGGCACCCATGATTGAGCACTTTGTATCCACGCTTGAGGTCGTGGTACCCGTCCTAATCTTCATTACCGCCGCAGGCGCGAAGTGGAAGGCGGGCATTACCGACACGTGGCGCGATGAGGCCGAAGCACAGCGGCAGCGCGCGGAGCGACTGCACGAGGAAGTTGCCGATCTCTACCGCGAGGTCAAGGCCCTTCGCGCAGAGAACGCAGAACTCCGCAAGCTTCTTGGTCTAGGCGAGCACCTAGGAACGTTCCTAGGTGGTAAGGAGATTCCCGGTGAGCCTGTTTAACCTTCCGGCGTCCGTGCCGACCGTGACCCTGCACGGCAAGTACCTAGGGCCGGACGGTCGTCCGCTCCGAGGCTGGATTGAGATTCTGGCCCCAACTCCCCTCACCTACCCGGACGCTAAGGCATTCGTTACCGGCCCGCTGGTGGTCCCGCTTGACGCCACGGGCGGGTTCGCGGTCACCCTGCCAGCAACCGACGTTGCCGGACAGAACCCGACGGAATGGGCCTACTGGATCACCGAGCGACTACAGGGGATGGCGGATCGCAAGCCGTATGCGATTCAGCTACCACAGTCCCTAGTGGACCCGTGGCTAGACAAGCTTGCGCCTTCCGATATCACCACGCCGAACTACGTTCCGGTGATCGGCGCGCAGATCTACACTGGAACGTCCGCTCCCCCGGCCGCGCTAGGCAGCAATGGGGACGTCTACCTACAGGCGGTCGCCTCCACTTCAACGCTGACCGTATGGCGTAACCGAAATTGGGTGTGGACCAAGACCGCCGATATCGTCAGCCCGCCCGGCCCGAAGGGCGACAAGGGAGACACTGGCGCGACCGGTGCAGCGTCCACTGTGCCCGGACCGCAGGGACCGAAGGGTGACACCGGTCCGCAGGGCATCCAGGGTATCCAGGGCCCCAAGGGCGACACTGGACCACAGGGGCCAGCAGGGCAGGACGGCACCGGTTCCGGAACCGTTACAGCGGTGAACAGCATCCTTCCCGCTGCGGGCGGAAACGTGACGCTCGCAGCGGCCGATGTCGGCGCAATCCCGGCTACAGCCAAGGGGGCCGCTTCCGGCGTCGCCACCCTGGACAGTTCGAGCAAGGTCACCGACGCACAGCTTGCCCGACCATCCGGCACTGTAGCTATCGCTGCAACCGGTTCCGTTGGCACCGCTGCGAACGTCGCCCGAGGTGACCACACGCACGCCGGAGTAACCAGCGTTAATGGGTCTCAGGGTGCGGTCACCGTAACTCCCGCCAGCATCAACGCAGTTGCGCTGTCGGCCGTTGGTGCGGTTTCCGGCGTCGCTGGTCTGGACAGTCGCGGAACGGTCGTACAGGCAAACATGCCATGGGTGTACGTCTACAAGCCTTCCGATACCACGGTCGCAAACAATGCCGCTGTCGGCGACGACCCGCACCTAGTTGTCAGCGTCGCTGCGAACGCTCACTACGTGGTAGAGGTCGGCTACACCTGGACCACGGGCGGCGGTGGATTCCGGTTCAGTTTCAGCGCCCCGTCCGGCGCTCAGATGACGTGGAACGACAACAACGGCAACGGCCTATCGACGCCGAACGGTGAAGCCGTGTCGTCCGCATCGACCGGCGTAACTGTGCTGGGGCTGCTGCGAGTTGGGGCCACCGCCGGGAACCTGGTCGCTCGCTGGGGACAGAACACGTCGAACGCCAATGGCACGGTCGTCAAGGCCGGTACGTACATGATGCTTCGCCGCGTGCTCTAGCTCTTACCCGACTCACTCTCTACCACCTAGGAACGTTCCTAGGTGGTCTCTCCACCTTGCCGAAAGGATCACTGCATGACTGTCAAGGGACAGGACTGGGCAAGCTATCAGTCCGCAACCCCCGTAACGACTGGTCTCGACTTCGCGTTCATCAAGGCGACCGAGGGAACCGGCTACGTCAACCCGAAGATGGTGTATCAGGCTGACACGGCTCGCAAGGCTGGGCTAGTCGTGGGCTTCTACCATTTCGTCCGCCCCGGCGATATGAAGGCTCAGGCTGCCTACTTTGTGGAGCATGCCGCATCGCAGCCGGGTGACCCGCTGTTCCTTGACTGGGAGGACGCGGGAGTAAGCAACGACCAGAAGAACGAGTTCATCGCCGAAGTCAAGCGGCTTCGCGGGAACGCGCATAAGGTCGGTCTGTACTGCAATCAGTACTACTGGCAGAAGCGCGAAGTAGGCGGAAACGCGGGCGACGCACTGTGGATCGCTGACTATGTGACCCCGGGTGCTCCGCGCATTCAGGCACCCTGGCTTTTCCACCAGTACTCGGATTCCCCGATCGACCAGGATCTAGGAAACTTCGCCGACCGTGCAGCGCTTCGAGCATGGGCAACGGGAGGTAACTCCCCCGCACCCGCGCCAACCCCAGCGCCGAACACCTACACGGTCAAGTCGGGTGACACGCTGTCCGGCATCGCGGTGAAGTTCAACACCACGGTTTCCGCGCTGGCAGCAGCAAACGGAATCTCCGACCCGAACAAGATCTACCCGGGACAGGTGCTCAAGATTCCGACCGGAAGCGCTCCCGCTCCGGCACCGGCTGTCACCACCTACACGGTGAAGTCGGGCGACACACTATCCGGGATCGCCGCGAAGTTCCACACGACCGTTTCGGCTCTTGCCAAGAAGAACGGCATCTCCAACCCGAACAAGATCTTCCCGGGCCAGAAGCTCAAGATCTGAAAGGACTACCTTGTTCACTAAGGCATTCGCCCTAGACACCGCAATTCGCGTTCTCCGCACTTTCGCACAGACGCTCATTGCCGCACTCGGCCTAGACAGCATGGACGCAATCCATGCTCCGTGGCCACAGGCTCTAGCGGTCGCCGGTGGTGCTGCCATCATGGCGCTTCTGACCGCCCTTGCCGGGGTTCCTACCGGACCGGCCGGGGCAAAGAAGACCACTTAACCGGCACCCTCTCTGCCGGGCATGAGAGACATTGCGCTGATTGGCCGGGCACGTAGCGGTAAAGACACCGTTGGTGCCCGGCTAGTCTCCCGGTACGGGTACACCCGCCTAGCTTTCGCCGACCCGCTGAAAGCGATGCTGCTGGACATCAACCCGGTGGTCCCTTACGACCTTCCCGGATTCGGTCTCCAGGTCATCCGCCTAGCCGCGCTGGTGGATCACATCGGATGGGACCGGGCAAAAGAGGAGTACCCCGAAGCCCGCAAGCTACTACAGCGCGTTGGACAGTCCATCCGCACACGAGACCCTGACTACTGGGTGCGCGTACTGGTAGACAGCATGGACGGTATCAGCGGGCCGATCGTCGTAACTGACGTGCGGTACCTGAACGAGGCTGCGGCCCTAGAGCGTCGCGGGTTCCGCCTTGTACGGATCACTCGGCCTTTCGGCGGTGAGACAGTAGACGCCGAGGAACTAGCCGTCCGCCGACACATCAGCGAAGTCGAACTAGCCGACTTCCCAACCCCGCTCACCATCACGAACACCGGCACTCTCGCCGATCTTCGCGCACAGGCGGACACGCTCCCCCACTAAGACAGGCCCCTTACGGTGCTCACGCGCTGTAAGGGGCCTTTCTGCTTTCTGCTACAATGCGTGTCATGACGCACAGAAGGTGCCCCGAGTGTGGACACCCGGGGAGGCTAGCTGACCATCCGGGCTGCAAAGAAGTCAGAACTGCCCGCCAGAAGATTGCAAGCAACCGCGCCCGGGTACAGTCCAACCAAGCTAAAGGCTTAACTGCGAATGGGGGACCAAGGAAGCCCCCTACATGCCCGGAATGCGGGAAAGCTGGATTCCTCAAGGATCACCCCCAGTGCTACACGGAACGAACCAGGCGACAGGGGCGAGAGAAGGACGAACGACGAAAGAAGCGACAATTGGGGTTGCCCGGGGGCGAGAAGCTGCGGGAAGCAGCCCGCACGTACACGTGCCCCGTCTGCGGGACGTTAGGGACATTGAGCGAGCATGACGAGTGCCGCAAAGCGCGGGCAAGGTCCAATGCGGCTAAGGCTCGTCAGCGGGCTAGAGAAAACGGACTGACGGCCGCTGACGCCAGTTCCCGACCGCAGCGGGCGCGAGAACTCGGCCTGTCGCTGGCTATGCTCAACGAACTTGCAGACATGCCATGCGACGTGTGCGGCGAATATGCGCCGGAGCATCGGAGGCATAACAGCCCCTATGCACGCAAGGACACGGGGGCCGTCGTTGGGGTTCTCTGCCAGAAGTGTGCAGCAGCAGCCGGATTCCTCATGCACGACCCCGAACGGCTTCGCATCCTGCTGGACCTACTCACCAGCGATGCCGATCTGAGGGAGGAACCACCTAGGAACGTTCCTAGGTGATCCCCGCTGACCTGCGACAACAAGCACATAGGAACGTTCCTAGGTGATTCGTGTTGACACTGCCCGAGCGACCCCTGTACTGTTCTTCTTGTCAGGCCGCCGACGGAGCGGCCCAAAGGCTAGGGGTTCACCAATGAGCGAGATTCAGCTTATCCGGGTTGGCAAGGCCGGTACGGTTCACGCTTCGATCGACGGCGAGACCAGCCTTTGCGGCAAGCCCGCGAGCGGCAAGATCACCAACCCGGCCGCCGTCATCGGCTGCAAGGCTTGCGACAAGGCGGCGAAGGCCGCTACCATCGAGAACACCGAGAACAAGGGAGAGCCCACCGTGACCGAGAACACCAACACCGAGACCGCCACCGACGACCCGAAGGCCAACCTTGAAACGATCTTCGCCGAGCTGGAGAAGCTGAACAAGGGCGACGCCGAGAAGATCGGCGCTCTGGTCGCCCAGGGCAAGACCGAACTCCAGAACATCAAGTCCGCTGCCCAGCGTGCCCCGTTCTCGATGCGCCTCAAGGAGGCCGAGGCCAAGGCCAAGGAACGCCCGTCGAACTCGGTCGTCCTCCGCGCCGCGACCGAGGACATCACCACGATTGACGGTTACGAGGAGATCGTCAACAACGCGGCGGCGCGTGCGGCTGATGGCATCAAGGCCGAGGTCAGCGCGCAGGAGACCGCCCGGACCGTGGCCGAGGCCATCCTTGACGGTCGCCTCCGGGTGGTCAACAAGCAGGGCCTCCCCGACATCGACGGCAAGCGCCAGGCGAGCAAGGACCTTGCGAGCAACATCTACACCCGAACCGCCGAGATGCTGGCCGAGCAGGGTTACGGGTCGTCCGTCGCCGACGCTGACGAGCTGATCAAGAACCTTCAGGACAAGGTCCAGTACCAGATGACGGCGGTCATCCCCGCGTTCATCCGGAGCCTGGACAACTCCCCGAAGGAGTTCGCCGAGTTGTTCCCGACCGTTGCCGCAAAGCTGGACGAGGGCACCAACCCCTCGGACGCGATCTTCGACCTGTACGGGGTCAACCGCCTGTCCAAGGCCGAGCTTGCGGCCGAGCGCCGCCGCAAGGCCAAGGAACTCGCCAGCGGTGAGAACGTCGGCGGCACGGTCTCGACCGAGGGAGACAGTGAGGGTTCCGGCGAGAGTGCCGCCCCGGCCGCCGCTGAGACCGAGGCTCAGAAGCTCGCCAGGATCTTCGAGCGGGCCAACAAGATGGTCACCAAGATGAAGACCGAGACCGACGACATCAACGCGGAAGACGCGCTCAAGCTGCACGGTGAACTGATGAAGCTGCTGGGCGACGTTCAGCCGCTCGCGCTGGCCCTGGTGAAGCGGTTCAACAGCGCGGCCAACTAGCACCGGCTCAAGGATCGGCCCCCACCTGGGAACGGGTGGGGGCCTTTCTGGGTGAGACCACCTAGGAACGTTCCTAGGTGGCAGAGGGTGACAGGACAACAACGGAGGGTAGTGCCGTGGCGGACCAGGAATTGACGCTCATCCCCGTACGCAACTTCGAGTGGACCGACGATCTCAGCTACATGCGCACGCTCACGTGCAAGAACCACCCCACCGCGCGCTACCTCACCAAGAACCCATTCAGCCGGGGTCTGAACCTCACCAAGTGGCCCGAGGACGACGACACCCCGCGAACCCCGATCGGCGAATGCACGTGCCCGTTCGGTGACTTGGTGGTCATCGTGGAAGAGTCTCAGGCCCCCGAGGACAGCAAGTGAGCGACCCCATGAACGAGCGACTTGCCGACATTGGCCGGGAGGTTCTGCGCCTGGACGCTACGGCCGAGCGGGACGGGCATCGCATGGGGAAGGAATGGCGCAAGCGGACAGAGGCACGGCGGGAAGCCCTTGTATGGGCCCTACACGTCGCGCTGACGGGCCGGAAGGACCAGACCCCCGGCGACGCCGTAGAGAGCTTCCTAGGGGCCCTCAAGGGCCGGGACGGGGGTACCGATGGGCAAGCCTAGGTGCTCTCTCGCTGGCGAAGGTTCCTGCGGCCCTCTTACGTACGAAGTCGCCGTCCCTGGGAACGAATCGCTGTACGCATGCAACAACCCCGAACACCTGGGGCTCGCTGTCGAAAACGCCATGTTGCACAGCTACGGGAACGGCGTCCGGGTGGCGTTCTCCAGTGCGGCGGCCGAGCGCCGGGCGGTGGGGAAGCTGATCCGGCCCGGTGTCCCCTCCACCCTCTACGGCCCCTGGTTCGTGGCGTTCGTCAGGGGCGACTCTCTAGGCCACGCCGCCGGTAACGAATCGCTCTGGACTCGATGCCAGCAACCGGTAGGCGGGCCGAAGCTTCGCGGCGTAGTCACCTGCCCCCGCTGTCTCGTTGACACTGGCGGGAACACCCGCCCCTAAGAAAGGAAAGCGAGTGAACACGATCTTTGCCGCGTTTATCTGCTACGGCTGCAAGGAACCTTTCTTTGCTTGCCCGGACTGTGTGGCCACAGTCCAGGTTGACCCGGTGACCAACCGCCCGCCCGACGCAACGATCATCGACGGAAGGGCCGTACACATCGAACCCTCCCCGGAAGCTGTTGCCCGGTCCGTACGAGAAGCCGTCTGCGATGCGTGCGTGACCAAGCGGAACAACGTCTACATGGCAAGCCAGGTTGACAACGACCACGAAGGGTCGCACATCGCGGGCATGTGGGAACTCTGGGAAGACCGCCACCGGCGAGCCCACGCCTGATCAGCACAGAACCGACACGGCCCCTGGCCACTCCGCAACCCACAGCGCGGGGCTGGCCGGGGGCTTTGTTGTGCCCGAGTGTTGAGTGTCGATTCTGAACACGAAATCAGGGTCTCTCTATAGTTCTCTAGGCTCAGCCCAAAACTGGTGTCTCCGCCTACACTCGACACTCACTTAACCCGCTCCCTCTCTGGTTTTCACAGAAACCCGCCAGAGAAGGGGCCCGCATGGGTGCAAGGGTAAGTACAGTTCAGCGGAGCGGTAGCCGGTTCTACGTGAACCAGGAAACCAAGGAAACCGTTCCCGGCGTCACCTCGATTATCGGCATGTTGCCGAAGCCTTTCCTCACGCAGTGGGCCGCGAAGATGACGGCGGAAGCTGCGGTGGACAACCTCCCCGCTGTCACGGCCATCGCCGACGGAGACCGCGCCGGAGCAATCGACTTCCTCAAGGGTGCGCATTGGCGCTACACCCGGTCCCGTGCGTCCATCGGATCGGAAGCGCACGACATGTTCGAGCGGATGATCCGTGGCGAGTACGTCTCGTCTCGCTACCTTCCGGACGCCATGCGCCCTTACCACGGGCACTTCGCCGAGTTCCTAGACACGGTGCAGCCGGAACTCATCCGCGCCGAAGATGTGGCGTGGTCCGACCGGTACAAGTACGCCGGAAGCTTTGACGCGCTGCTACGCATCAAGGATGACGACGGCACCCCGACCGTGGTCATGGCGGACTGGAAGACTTCCAAGGACACGTACCCCGAGGTTGCCCTACAGATGTGCGCCTACGGCTACGCGGACTGGATCATCGACCCGGACGGCAACCGCGAGCCCATGCCGCACGTAGACGCCGCCGCTGTCCTGCACATCACCGATGACAAGTGGGCATTCAAGCCCGTGCGGTTCGATGACGCCGTGTTCGACGTGTTCGTTCACCTGCGCCAGATCTTCGATTGGGACAAGGAACTTTCCAAGACCGTCCTAGGAAAGCCGTTTGCTCAGGGTGGGGCCAAGCGTCTCGTCACCGGCACCGAGCGGAGGGCCTAGTCATGGCGCGACAGATCAGCATCACCACGGCCGAGGTCTTCCGCGCTGTCATCATCACGACATACAGCGACGGGAAACCAGCCAGCACCTTGGTAGAGGGGCCGTACTCCACCGAGCGGGCGGCTAAGGGGCGAATCTCGATGCACGTCAACGCCCATCGGTATGCCCGGCTGCACATCGAGTCGGTGTCCGGCTGGATCGAGAGTTCCCCGGTTACGTGGTCGCCGACCACAAAGACCGGCACTTAACCCACGCACTCTCTGAATAACAGAGGGGAACGGGGCAGGGCGGTAGGAATCACCTAGGAACGTTCCTAGGTGGTGCTGAGAACCGCCCCGTTCCTCTCGTCACAGACATTCACACGAGAGGTACATAGCGTGGCACTTCGCATCTTCGAGACCGACCCCGACGCCAAGCCCAAGGTTCGCCCGGCGAATGACACGGTGGGCCGGTTCCGTACCGGGCGGCAGGTCGGCAATCAGCCGGTCTCCCTGGCAACCTTCCGTGTGACCACTGGTGACACTGAGGTTGCGGACGCGGTGGTTCAGCTTCTCGGCGGAAAGGTCGAGGAGTGGGAGACCAGCACCGAGGACTACCTAGAGGTTGTCACCGACCGGGACAAGGTTCTTGTTGTGGTTGACGGCGCTTCCGGCATCAAGGCCGATATGCGCCTGTACGGCCGACAGGGCATGATCCACCACTGCGACGGAATCGCGTCCCTTCTGGATGACGACAAGGGCAAGCCGTGCGGTTGCCCTTCCGCGTACGAGGATCGGAAGGCGTTCGCCAAGTCCGGTCGCGGTCCTCAGCCTTACACCTTCCTGTCGTTCCGCCTGGCCGAGGACTACGAGCTTGGCAAGTTCCGTTTCCAGTCCACCAGTTGGAAGCTGGCCGAGGTCGTAGACCAGTACGAGAACGCCCTTGCCCAGATCAAGGGTGAGGCTCTGTGCGAGCTGTCCCTTGAGCTGGTCGAGTACGAGACCAAGACCGGCCGTCAGGTGTCCTACCGGAAGCCCGTACTTAAGGTCATCAAGCCTTGGGCCGAGGCCATGGAAGATGACGTAGACACCAACTACTGAGCAAGCCCACCCGAACTTAGGAGAGGTTCAAGCATGGCTTTCTACATCGTCACCGATGGCAACAAGAACGAGTTCGGCGAGTCTGACTCGTTCGTTGTCCGCGCGTCCGGCATCCGACAGGCGGTCTCGCTGGCCCCGCTCGGCGACCCGAAGAACGCAACCGTGGTCAAGCTGACTGACGGCCGCGACGTTCCGAACGGCGTGGTCCACGCTTCGCTCGCCGAGTTCAACGGGGACGTTCTGACCCCGGCCACCGACTACGGTTCGGCTCTGGTCGAGCCCGAGTCTGCGGAAGATGCTTACGACCCGTACGCGGGCTACGATCTCTGATCGTTCACTGATAGGGCCCCGTGCCATGGCGGAGAAATCTCCCTGTGGTGCGGGGCCCTTTCGTCGTATCACCTAGGAACGTTCCTAGGTGGTGAGGGGTTATGGACAGGTTTCTTAGCTACACCGCTTCCCCGGCCCTAGGTGACATCCGCACCATGGGCCCCGGGGATACGGTCTGGATTACCGAGGCTACGCGGGAACGCCGCGATTGGCCGCGACTAGTAGAGGCTATCGCTGCCGCTGTTTCGCGGGGCGCGTCTGTTAGGTGGTATTGATGAGTAGTTTCACCATCGGCCTTTGGGTCGGTTTCGTCTCCGGGTTCTGGCTTGCCGTGGGGGTGTTCATGGTGATTTCGAGCTATGGGGGTCGGGACGAGTGAAGGCGTGCCGACTATGCGAGCGGGTAAAGCCCGCCGAGGACTTCCTAGCCGGTAAGGCCAAGCGTCCATCAAGCACCTGTGCAGCCTGCCGTAAGGTCCTGTCGGCCCGGCATCGCCGTAGCTACTACGCCAGTCTTGGCACGGACAAGCGGCACACCCTGACACAGCGACGACGGGCCGAGGACTACGGGGTAGCTCACGCCCCCTACAGCCGTACGGAGATCTTCCTTCGCTGGCGTAACCTCTGCGCCTACTGCGGGGCTCTGGCTGAACACCTGGACCACGTGATCCCGCTGTCTCGGGGCGGCACGGACACCGAGGACAACATGGTTCCCGCGTGTGCCCCCTGCAACCTGAGCAAGGGTGCCAAGACCCTAGCCGAGTGGACGGAGAGTTTCGGCCCCGGTGAACCCCCTCCCCCGTTCTGACCTGCGGTTTGTTGCGCTCCGTAGCGGCCGGCGTTGCGGAGCGTAACCACTTAACCGACACCCTCTGTGATGGGTGGAGGTAAGAACATGGACTTTTCGGAAGTGCTCGCGCGCTTCGCCGACGTGACCGAGCACAACGACGGCGGGTATCTGGCTCTGTGCCCGGCGCACGGTGACTCTCGCCCATCTCTCCGCATCTGGCGGGGGGACGACGGCAAGGTACGCCTTACGTGCCGGGCCGGATGCTCAACTGGCAACGTGATTACGGCGGTTGGTCTCACGTGGCCCGCGCTGTTCGACGTGACTGGGGAGGGCAAGACCGTCCCGAAGGAACCGCCGACGCTTGTTGGTGTCGGACCTATCGCCGGTCTCCGGACCTTCCTGGATTCCCTCACGGTGGGCGAACCCGCTATCGAGTACGCCGCCGATCGCTTCGGGCTGGACGGCCACGCCCTAGCGGACTTGGGCATCAAGTTCTTCGATCCGGAGCGTAGTCCTTCCGGGTTCTACCCGATCACCCGTGCTTTCGCCGAGTACCCGCGCATGGTCGTCCCGCTGTGCGGTTTCGATGGCGTCGCCCGGGGTGCCCAGGGTCGTGACCTTTCCGGACTCTGCCCCGGCCGATGGGTCGGGTTGAAGAACGTGCAAGGCTCCCGGTGGGCCCTCTACGGCGTTTTCAGGGGGTCCGGCGGGTACGGGGCCACGATCGTCACGGAAGGGCCGTCAGACGCCCTCACAGCCGTTGCGCTGGGCTATGACGTGGTGTTCGTCCGGGGTGCTTCGCTGGCCGCGTCGCCCGATCTGGTTGCCGAGCTTGCCGCCGGTCTCGCCGGTACTCAGGTGATCGTGGCCGGAGACAACGACAGCGCGGGGAACACGTTCACCGAGCGACTGTCCAAGGGTCTGGCCGAACACGGTATCGAGGTCTACGCACTCAGCATCCCCCGTCGGGGCGATGACCTGAACGCATGGCGCATGCGCGACCCCGAAGCCTTCCCCGCCGAGTTCCACCGCGCCGTGTCCACCGCCCGGGTTGCCAGGCTGGCCGCCGAGCACAAGGCATCCGCCGAGATCACGACCCGCACCGGTTCGGGTTCCGTCAGCGCTGACCAGGGGCTAGAGGCAAAGCGCGTCATTGACGAACTTGCCAAGCGCTTTGGTGAAGGAACCGACGCGCTCAATGCTCACGCGCTGGTTGCTTGGTCGGGTGACCGCATCAAGTACGCGCCGGGCCTTGGGTTCTACGTGTGGGATGGTGCGGTCTGGATTCAGTCGGACCTGTTGATCCGCCAGGCTATCCACCACATGGGGGCCGCGCTGGTGCTTGCGGGTGCCCTCAAGGAAGCGCGCGGGTTCACCATGACGACGAATATCAACGATCTCGTCACCGAGCTTAAGTCCGTGCCCAATGTCCATGTTGAGCCCGACTCGTTCGATGCCCGGCCGGACTTGCTCAACTTCCGAAACGGGACCGTTAACCTTCGGACCGGCAAGCTTCGACCCCACGATCCCGCCGACATGCTGACCGCGATTCTCCCCGCCGTCTACGACCCCGAGGCTAAGTGCCCGCGCTGGGAGACCTTCCTCGGGGAGATCATGCCCGGCATGCCGGAGATGGTTGCCTATCTCCAGCGGCTCACCGGCTATGGGATCACGGGCCACACTTCGGAACAGTGCTTCGCTGTTCTATGGGGCAAGGGGGCAAACGGAAAGTCGGTGTTCTCCGAGACGCTTTCGAGCATCTTTGCCGACATCACCAAGACCACCCCCTTTGCCACGTTCGAAAGCAAGGGGACCAGCGGCGGGATTCCCAATGATATTGCCGCACTTCGGGGTTCAAGGCTGGTGGTCGCGTCCGAGGGTGAGTCCAACCGAGACATGTCCGAAGCCGTAATCAAGCGGCTGACGGGCAAGGACCGGGTATCCGCTCGGTTCCTGAATCGGGAGTTCTTCACCTTTCAGCCGACGTTCCTCATCCTGCTTGCGACCAATCACAAGCCGAGCTTTCGGTCTCAGGATGAGGGGCTGTGGCGTCGCGTCAAGCTGATTCCTTTCAAGCGGTTCTTTGCACCGCACGAGCGGGATTACGAGCTTGACGCCAAGCTGCTTGCGGAAGCACCGGGCATCATCGCGTGGGCCGTCCGGGGTGCAATGGAGTGGTACCGCTCCGGTCTCGGAGACCCGGACGTTGTTCGCAACGCGACCCGCGACTACCGCGAAACCAGTGACCGCCTTGCCGGTTTCTTCCCGGACATTCTCAAGCCGACCGGGGACCTGTCGCGCCTTGACGGCACCGAGGCTTACAACGCCTACCGCGATTGGTGCGAAGCCGAGGGCTTGCAGTCCAAAGAGGTATGGTCGCGCACGCTGTTCTACCGGGCTATGGAAGAACGCGGGATTCAGCGCGTCCGCACGTCTCGGGGACAGGCGTTGATCGGCGTCGCGCTGGACAGTGCCACCCCTCAGGGGCCGGGCATCTTCGGCAAGTAATCCGAAAGGACCACCTAGGAACGTTCCTAGGTGGTCCTCCCCCTTTGGAGGCGACATGCGTACGTTCTTCCACGCCATTGCCGGGGACCGGGTTACCATCCGGGTTCCGGAGACTCCAGACGACCTAGACGCATTCAAGCGTTGGGCCCGTCGTGCCGCCCGAGTTGGCCCGATCGCCCTAGACACCGAGACCACTGGTCTTGATATCTACTCCGAAACCTTCCAGCTCCGCACGGTGCAGTTCGGCGACGCTCGCGAAGCATGGGTGATTCACTGGGAGCGCGGCGGATGGTTCGCCGAGGCTGCCCGGTGGGTACTCAACACGCTTCGCCCGCGCTTCCTGATCCACAACGCCCCCTATGACTGGCTCGTGCTGGACCAAAAGGCGGGTGTCCCGCTCGAAGCACTCGCCCCGCTGACGCGCGATACACAGATCATGGCGGTTCTGATCGACCCGCGCGCTGACCATGAGGGGGGCATGGGCCGGGCACTCAAGACCCTTAGTGCGAAGCTCATTGACCCGTCAGCGCCGGACACTCAGGGAGACCTTACGGCCGAGTTTCGGTCGCTCGGTCTGACCAAGGCTACGGGCTTCGCCGGTATCCCCCTGGACCACCCTACGTACAACCTCTACGCCGGTCTTGACGTGATTCTGACCGCGCGCCTGTACCCGATCCTTGCCGAGATGCACGAGTCTCTAGACGTTCGCCGAATGCTGGTGGACTACGAACACGAGATTGCCCGCATCTGTGCGACCATGACGCGGACAGGTCTCGTCCTGGACAAGGCTTACTGCAAGCAACTGGACGCCCGCTTGGCCGAGGAAGCTGAGCACTTCGCAGGGATCGCCAGGCAATACGGGGTGGAGAACCCGAACTCCAACAAGCAGATTGCCGAGGCTCTTGTCTGGATGGGCGAGACTCAGATTCTCGCCAATACCACCAAGACCGGCGCGACCAAGCTAGACAAGACCGTGCTTCTCGGTCTCGCTGATCTCGACTTGCACAAGTGGGAACGTCTCGGCGTCCGGGAACCTAACCCTCTCGCTGACGCAATCGTGCGAACCAAGCGGGCGAACAAGTGGCGAACGGCCTACGTAGAGAAGTTCCTCACGAATGCCGACGCTTCCGGTCGCATACACCCGGGCATTCACACACTGGCCGCACGCACGGGCCGTATGTCTGTGAGTGGTGACCTTGCCGCACAGACGCTTCCCTCCGGGGATTGGATGATCCGTCGCGCACTGCTGGCGGACGAGGATCACGTCATGGTGTCGTGCGACTTTGACGCCGTAGAGATGCGCGTTCTTGCTGCGCTGGCCAACGTAACCAAGATGAAAGAGGCGGTGGCGGCCGGTGTAGACCTTCACAACTTCACCGCCAGCCTTGTCTACGGGCCAGACTTCACCGAGCACCACCGCAAGGTTTGTAAGGGCGTTGGGTTCGGAACCGTGTACGGCGGTGGACCGGTGACCATCGCTCGGCAGACGGGTGCGCCGGAGGAAGACGTTCGGCACGCTCAGGCCAAGTACCACCGGATTTACCCGGAGATTCGCCGGACCGCTTCTCGCTGGGAGCGTGAGGCACGGGCGAACGGCATGGTGACCGTTTCCCTGACGGGCCGACGGCTACCGCTGGACCGTGACCGAGCCTACGCCGTCGTGAACTACCAGGTACAGAGTGCCGCGCGGGACGTGCTCGGACAGAGCCTCATTGAGATGACCGAGGCTGGCCTACTGCCATACCTCCGACTCCCGATCCACGACGAAGCTCTTGCCAGTGTGCCACGCCGGGACGCTGCCGAGATCTCCCGAGAGATCGAACGGTGCATGACCATGACGCTCGGAGGGGTGCCTATCACCGCTAAGGCTGAGACCAAGATGATGCGCTCTTGGGGCTCTCTGTATGGGGCCGACTACTGATCGTGCTCAAGGAGGACCACCTAGGAACGTTCCTAGGTGGTCCTTAAAGTTTTTTTCAGGGACGGCACTAACCGGTCATAGCAGACATTCGCCTGTGAACCTTTCATTCCGCTTAGCTCGCCGTGACGAATCGAAGGTGTTGGGTGCCCTGTTCCTTTGATTCGTCACTGAACGTGCCCAGTCAAGTTCGATCCGTCGCTTCTGACGGTTGATCAGTGCTTAACCAACGCTTTAGATCGGGGTCCAGGCAAGGCCAGCGCGCGGCCCGCTTGGTTCCCCGGACGGTGCCGCTCTGGTTCCGTGCTGCCTGAATCAGGCTGTGACGTAAGACACAGCGGATCACTCTGCGCGCTCCCCTCCGGGACTTAACCCACGCACTCACTGCCCAGTGAGACACGGAAAACCCGGAGGAAAACATGGACACGCTCACTCTTGAGACCATCCGCCAGGCTCAGGACAAGGACCTTGCCGCTGTGACCGAGGTCATCAAGGCCACCGAGTCCCGCGTAACGAGCATGGCTCACAAGTTCGCGTCTTCGAGCGACCAGCGGGACGAGTTCGCACAGGTGGCCCGCGTCGCTGTCTGGGAGGCCATAGCGCGGTTCGACGGGGACACCGTGGACAGCTTCTTTGCGTTCATGACTCGGACCGCCGAGATGACCATGCGGGACGCCGTGCGGACCGAGAAGAACCAAGGTGCCACCGGGGCCGATCACGCCGCACTCAAGACCTTTGCGGCTTGCGCCCGTGAGGCGAACGGGGACTTGGACGTTGCGCAGGCTCTTTGCCAGACGCTCCCGCCGAAGGGTCGCCGCCTGTCCCCCGACCGTGCCCGCGCTGCCCGCATGGCGTACGAGGGTCCAATTTCGCTGGACATGCCGAACGCCGAGACCGGTGCCGACATCTCCGACATGATCGCTTCGGACTACGGCATCCCGGATGACTTGGTGGAGCCTGCCGACATCACCCGCGACCAGCGGGACCGGAAGATCAAGACCGTTCGCGCTGTGCTGGACAGCATGGGGGCCAAGGGTTCTTACATTCTCAAGGCCACGTACGGCATTGACCCCGTGGTGTGCCTCGGGACCGGGGCCGAGGCTGACGAGGAACTTGCCGAGATCCTGGACACCAAGCCCGCGACGGTTCGGGTCCTCCGGAATCAGGCTCACAAGAGCTTCGAATCCCGCTACAGCAAGGTCACGGGGCTTACCCGGTGAAGACGTGCCGACACTGCGGCCGGTCCCTTCCTCAAGCGATGTTCTGGAAAAGGGACCGGTCCCCGGATGGACTCCAGTACCGCTGTAAGGAGTGCATGCGCCCGGGGCACGAGAAGCGGGTAACCGACGCGGAACGGGTGGCAAAGGCTCTGAGTGCCCGTGAGTGGCGCGAACAGAACGCGGACAGGGTTCGGGCTTACCGAGACGAGAACAAGGCTCAGGCGGCTACTCAGGCCCGTGTATGGCGGTATCGGAAGCGGGTCGCCGCCCACCTGATTGAGACCGACACCGTGTCCGTGCTGCACGCCGCACTTAACGAGCGCACTCACAGGAACGTAGACCCGCTAGAACTCATCAGCTTTTGGGCTGACGCGGAGATCACGAACACGTGCTACCGGGGGTGCGGCCGGGGGTGGAGAGAGATCGTCCACCGCGTCCCGCTGTATGCCGGTGGCGACCACGACGTAACCAACCTTGTGCCGGTCTGCGGCCGGTGCTGACAGGGGAGACCTTGCAGACGATTCAGACGCCCGACAGTGGCAGCATCACGGCCCGCCGAACCCTGGTCGGCATGGACTTGGAAGTGAAGGACGAGAACGGAGACACGATCGCAACTGTCGTGGTCAGCGAGCGTGAGGCATGGACGCTGTTCCGCGCGCTCGGGGTGGAGCTTCTGGCGTGAACGGTCGGACCTACATTCCCAGCCTTGACGGCTACGACAACGGGGAGCGACCAACTGTCTCGGTATGGGACGAGTTGGACAGCGAGGAAGCCGAGGAGTGGGGCGACGATGACGAGTGAGCTTGAACCAAGGAAGGAAACCCCCTCCCGCGTACGCCGCAGGATGGAGCGGGCAGACGCATGGATCACGGCCTATGGACTGCTGGAACGCAGCGAGTTGACCCGCCATGAGTTCTCGCCCGAGGACGTACTAGACCTTGCGCGCTTTCTCGCCGAGTAGGTCATCCGCCAGACGGAGCACCTAGGAACGTTCCTAGGTGCTCCAAACCCAGGAGAGACATTGAAGATTTCGATCATCGGCCAGACCAACGCCTACGACTACGCCCCGTATATGGCCTACGGCTTCGACATGTTCGACTCCCCCAACCCTCAGGCACCGTGGATAGTCACCGACGCTGACGCACTGTCCGAGACTGCGGGCCGCGTCTGCTACAAGAGCTTCGACCGACCGAATCCGGCGACCGCCGTGAACACGTCCTACATGCGGAACATCATCAAACAAGGACACTTCTCGGTTCTGGAGCACGTCTCAGTCACGTTCCTTGTTCAGGACGTTTCCCGATCGCTGCTGGCCGAGCTGACGCGACACCGGCACCTGTCCTTTTCGGTGGTCTCACAGCGGTACGTGGACTACAGCAACACCGAACCGGTCATGCCCCCGGCCATCCGCGACGACGAATCCCTAGAGCGCATCGTAAGGAACGCTTACGGACTCGCCGTGTCGAGCTACGAAAGTCTCGTAGACGCGCTCATGCGGCGGGGGTTGAAGCGCAAGCAAGCCCGCGAGGCTGCCCGCTGTGTGCTCCCCAACGCGGCCCCTGTGGACATGGTGGTGTCCGGCAACCTCCGCGCATGGCGTGACGTTCTCGGCAAGCGCTGGCACGTCGCCGCCGACGCCGAGATTCGAGAGTTCGCCGGGGCGGTACTGACCGAGCTTCGAGGCTTCGCCCCCAACTCGCTGCAAGACATTCCGACCGAGCCCTACGGAAGCGATCAGTGAAGACCGTAGCCGTCGCTGTTGCGGTCGTCCTCTTGCTCGGGGTTGGAGTCTGGTCGTGGACTTCGGCCCCTTGCGGTCTCTACAAGTTCAGCCGAGTCAACGAGATTCCGGCCCGCTGTCTCCCCGAGGTGATGCACAAGTGACCACACCCACCCCCGCACAGCCGCCCACACCCCCGCCCGTTGCGCCGTGGGATGAACCGCCCGCTCCGCCGACCGAAGAGGGGCACGTGACCGAGTGGGAGGAAGGCGAATGACGTACGGCGTTGTGATGTTCGGGGCCGATTGGTGCGGACCCTGCAAGTCCACCAAGCCCGCGCTACGCAAGGTATGCGAGGAACTCGGCCTTGCCTACGACTACGTAGACGCGGAGTACGGAGACACCCGGGCAATGGGCATCACCGGCATTCCGACGATTCGAGTCTATGACGAGAACGCGGAGATCGTTCGGGAACACCGGGGCATGCTGCCAGAAAAGGCGGCACGCGAATTCCTCGCGGACCTTCCGGAGTGAACCAACTCATCAAGGTGACCGGGCGGGAACCCATAACCGCCCGATTTCTCAGGCCGTCATGGGATGCCTTCTACCTTGCCGGGGCAGCGTGGGCAGCAACCCGAGCGGACTGCACACGGGCCGCTGTAGGGGCCGTTCTGGTATCCCGCGACCACAGGGTGAGCATCGGGTACAACGGTCTACCGGCGGGGGTTCCAGGGTGCGCCACAGCGGGCAACTGTCCACGCGGTCAGCTCTCCCCCGCCGAGTGTGCACCGGACAGCGACTATGCCAACTGCGCCGCCGACCATGCCGAGTACAACGCGATTACCCGAGCCCGCCCCGAGGATTTGCAGGGGGCAACTCTGTACGTCACCCGGGCCCCGTGCCCCCGCTGTTCAACACTGATCAGTGCATGTGGGATCGCCCGGGTGGTGGTCGCACTTGACACAGAGTGAACCTCGAATTTGACACAGAGTGAACACCCGTGAGAGCATGGCCACTTCAAGAGACTATCGGAGGGTGGGCATGGCGGTAGAGACTATGAACCAATGGCACCTAAGGTTCCCCGCCGGAAGGAAGCTGGTGGAGTTCGACCTAGCAGCCCCGTTAAGCGATGAGTCGGCCGACGTCATCACTAAGGCGTACGCGGCTCTAAGCGCCGGAGGACTCGAAGTTGACCCGTTCACTGCCAGCGCCGACCTGATAGGCCCCTTCACTGCTTGACCAGAGACCCCCGATCGCTTCGGCCGTCGGGGGTCTCGCGCATTCGGACCACCTAGGAACGTTCCTAGGTGCTTGTCTCCACCCGGCAGGGCATGTATCGTTCTTCTTGTCGCCAAGGGAACGGCCCAAGGGACAGCGAGAGAGGCAAGGACATGGCGAGCATCATCCGCCCCGAAGACTTCAACCCCAACACCGCCGATCCGCTCCGCTGGCGCTGGTCGCGTGACCAGATGTCCGCCGTAATCCGAGCGCTCGCCGGTCAGCCGGTGTACATTGAGCTTGACCGGGGTACGGGGTATACCTGGCAGGCCGAACTCCTCGACTGTGGACACGACACGGTTACCGTCCGCCTGGACGAGACGCCGAACCGCCGGATCGCGTACCACCTGTTCAAGGTGGGTGTGATCATGGACGCGCGCCCTCAGGCAAGCTTCAAGTGGGAAGCGCTCCGCATCTTCCGCGAGGAAGAACACGAACGCAAGATCGCCCGCGCGGCCCGGAAGGTCGAGTTCGAGGCTGCGATGGCTGCCCGTAGGGCCCGGCAAGAGGCGGCGTGGAAGCGGGCGTAGCAGGCAGGAGGGGCCCCGGGAAACCGGGGCCTATCCCGTTGTCGGAAACCACCTAGGAACGTTCCTAGGTGGTTGCGCGCTAGTCTGCCGACCGTGTATCGTTCTTCTTGTCGGAAGGGAACGGCCCGACCGACGGAGAGAACTGGAGCGGGAACATGCTGGACATGATCACGGGCACCCCGTGCCTCAACTGCGAGGACTTCGCCGCTGACGCACGCTACGGCAACTTCTGCTCCAAGGAGTGCCACCGCGAGTACGAAGGCTTCGAGGAAATGACCAAGGCCGAAGTTCACGACCTGTACTTCGCGGACGGCCGCAAGCTCGGCATGGGCGTCGCCGAGGCAATCACGTTCGCCGATGACGCGGTGCGCATGTTCTTCTGATAGCCAGACGACCCCCGGTTGGAGCGATCCGGCCGGGGGTTTTCGCATGAGCACCTAGGAACGTTCCTAGGTGGTTGCGCCGGTCTCGCTGGACTGATAGCGTCTCTCTTGTCGCCAAGGGAACGGCCCGAGGGACAGCGAGAGGGGCACGAAATGGCCTACGTCAAGGACGCCAAGGGTTACCTTTACAAGAAGACCGGCCCGTGTGGCTGCGGCAAGCTCGGCGAGTTCCACAGCGCGGTGAAGGTCCCGGGCAAGGGTCCGTTCGGCTCGAACAAGCCCCTCCCTGTCTACGTCTGCGCCGACTGCAAGTGACCCACAGGGGCCCCGGGGAAGCTCGGGGCCCCACCCTTTGGAGGCAACCATGTGGATGCGCTACATACGCCCCCATGAGGGCGACCCGATGAACCGAAACGACTGGTTCACCATGCGGACCGAGGAAGCCGCAGACGGCGCTGTGACGCTCGTTCTCATCGACCACCCGGCCGGGACCAAGGGGGACCTTACGCGGGCATCTATGACCCCCTCAGAGGCTCGCACGATGGCAGACGAGATTGCGGCCGACTTGCTCGCCGACGGCTGGACCCTAGAGGCGGACCACCTTCACCACGCCGATTGGTAGTCATACTCAGGTAGTACCACCTAGGAACGTTCCTAGGTGGTGTTGCCGAGTGATCATCGGCATGATAGGTTCCTCTTGTCGCCAAGGGAACTCGCCCAAGGGACAGCGAGAGAGGGAACCGAATGACCACAAACCGCCGGAACGGATTCCGCGAGCAGGTCCGCATTACGGGTGAGGTTGCCGCCATAGGCACCCCGCGCCGCAAGGCTTACCCGCTCGGCCGCTCCCGCACTTCCAACGTGGTGAGCACCAACCACCTTGACGCATTGCTGCCCGAGGTTCGCGCCGTGGTTGAGCGGGTCGCGGCGGAGCGTGGCGTCAAGCTGATCGACGTGCGCGTGATCTCCGCCGCCGAAGCGCTGATTCCCTGACAGCCTCATACCTAAGGATGACCCCCGGGCCGCCGCTCGGGGGTCATCTCGTTATTGAGCACCTAGGAACGTTCCTAGGTGGTTGTGCGCAGCGAGGAACCCGTGTATCGTTCTTCTTGTCGGAAGGGAACGGCCCGACCGACAGACCCGAAGGGACCACCAATGATCGCCAGCCCGACCATCATCACCGACCTGTCCGCCGCTGGTTTCGTCAACGCCGCCCGCGTTGAGGCTGGCGTTCTGGCTGTGAACATGCAGCGTCTCCGCGACGCCAAGACCACCGGCGCTTCCCCGCTGCGCGTCCGATTCCTGGCCCGCCGCATCGAGGAGTCCGCGACCCGCATTAAGGGCCTGCTGACCATGGCGCACGACTGGAACGACTTCGAGGACGCCGAGGTCTTCGGCGGCTGACCAATACAGAGGGGCCCCCGGGATTGCTTCCGGGGGCCCCTTTGCTATACTCGCTCCCATGAAACGAGACTACTACCGAGAGAACCCCGACTCTCCCGGTCGGCGGGACCGGTTCCACATGGGTACCCGGAGACTTTCCAACGGCTGGACGCGGGTCACCATGTGGGAAAGCAGGGGGACCAACACGGGCGGCCCCCTCAAGAAGACTACGGCCGACTTCGAATCCGGCATCGAGGCCATGCGGCTGGTCTTCGAGATCGGGGACGAGCTGCGCGAGGAAGGATGGGCGCTCTAGTGCCCCGTGCGCGCCCCTGACGGCCCCTCTCCCGGCCCCTGGGCCCCCGTCTGGTCCAACGACCCGGCGGGGGCTCTTTCGTGCCCTTAGGCGGCCGTACACGGCTTCTCAAATTGACCACCTAGGAACGTTCCTAGGTGGTTGTGCGCAGCGGGGAACCCGTGTATCGTTCTTCTTGTCGCCAAGGGAACGGCCCGAGGGACAGCGAGAGAGGCAAGAAAATGGAGCGCAAGACCAAGCTCATGATCGCCGGTGGTGTCGGTCTGTTCTTCCTGGGTACCATGGTCCACCCGACCCCCAACCCGACCACCCCCGCCGTCCCCGTCTACCCGGCGCTGACCACCACCACGACCCCCGCGCCGTCCCCCTCCGAGGCCCCGGCGGACCCCACCATCCCGGCCCTTCCGGTTCCGGCTCCGGCCAACCTGGACGTGCCGACCACCGCCAAGACCACCGTCAAGGCCACCCCGTCCGCGACCATCACCAAGCCTGCTCAGGCCAACTCGCCGGTTGCCCCGAGCGCCACCAAGGCCCCGACCACGGTCACCCCCGCCGCCCCCATCGAGACCCCCAAGCAGAGCGCCCCGGCGGTCACCCCGACCGAGACCAAGGGTTCGGTGACCCCTCCGCTCCCCAGCACTCCGGCGAAGCCGAGCACCCTGCCCAGCCCGACCATCAACCCGTGATCTAGATAGAGGGGCCCCCGGGAAACCGGGGGCCTTTCGCATGACCACCTAGGAACGTTCCTAGGTGCTTGCACCCACCCGGGAACCCGTGTATCGTTCTTCTTGTCGCCGAGGGAACGAGCCCGAGGCGGGAACCGAGGAGTGAGACCATGGCAAACAAGACCATCGCAGCGGGCATCGCGGGCTTCGCGCTGGCGTCCGGCCTGTTCATCGTGAGCGGCCAGGCTGAGACCGCGAAGAACACCACTGACTCGGTGACCGCCTTCAATGACGGGTTTGCTGACGGCATGCAGGATGCCTGCGAGCAGGGTTCCGCCTACGCCTGCAACTGGCTGGCCAGCACCACCAAGTAAGTGAGCAGAGGGGCCCCCGGGGAAACCTGGGGGCCCTTCCCATGTGACCACCTAGGAACGTTCCTAGGTGCTTGTCTCGACTCAGAAACTCGTGTATCGTTCTTCTTGTCGCCAAGGGAACGGCCCGAGGGACAGCGAGGAAGGTACTGCAATGGAGATCAATCTCACCGCCGACAACCTGGACGCCATTCGCAAGGGTGACATCATCGAGGGAGCGGAGGACTTGGGGCCGGTCCGCGCGGTCCGCCTCGCTGTCAATGAGCCGGGGTGCGTGCGCATCTCCGGTAAGAGCGGATGGGACCTGTTCGGCCTGCCGGTGACCCTGACGGTTCGCCGGTCGAACTAACCCCACCCAAAGGCCCCCGGGGAGACCCGGGGGCCCTGAATGGCACCTAGGAACGTTCCTAGGTGGTCGAGAGGAAAGATGTGGAGCGCAGCGCAGAGAAGGTCAAGGCGGAAGCCGAGCGAGTCATCGAGCGGGGTCGGGAACTCGGAATCACTCTCGTCAAGGCCGATCTTCGGTGGTCGGACGCGATGGGTATCACCATCGACGGCATGCCCGCCGATCAGTGGCTAGAGGCGGTCGGAATGGAGTAAGACAGCAGGGGTCGGCCCACGGGTCGGCCCCTTTGCCGTGCCTACCTTGTGAACGTGTTCACATTCACAATGGAACCACCACCTAGGAACGTTCCTAGGTGGGCGCGCCTGGCTGCTCCCCTCCACCCCTAGTAGGATGCGCACCCCTAGCATCACTCTATGTGCCGACAGCCTGACCGTGCGTACGCGATGTCAGTTGGTTCGACTATAAACATCTTGTGCACGAAACGTGACGCAAGGTACGGTCTCAGTATCCCAACTCCCAACACTTTGTGAAGGAGTTGTGGATGGCACAGGCGCAAGGAGGGGCGAGAAGATGAAGACGCAGCACATCGAACTACCGGTAGATCTCTGGGTGGAAGTCAGCGCGGACGGGGTGGACTGGCGGAGGTCTACCCGCGTAGATTCCGCACAAGAGCTTGCCCGCACCTGCGGTGAGCTGGTCGCCCTCATGCGCACGTACGTAACCGTGATCGAACGGGCCGCGCCCTTGGTCGCCCCCATCTCCCCGTGGTTCCGGATCGTGGCTCAGGCTGCCGACACGGGCCACATCGTGGCTGTCTCCCCCCGCCGCTGGAACCCGGCCACCAGCCAGTACGAACGGACCGGGGGTGACTGGCTGATCATGGACCACCCGGCATCTTGGGTGTCCTGCCAGGTGCACCGCATCCGCAACACCCTGGCGGCTGTGGTGTGAGACCCTGCGCCCATGAACCCCATGGGATATGAGCAGGTGTCAGGTAAGGCCAGCGAGGTCGTCAAGGCCCTGGAAACCGCCTCTACGGGCTGGTGGCACCTGGGGAGCGACAGGAAGGCGGACAGGGCCCTGAAAGCCGCTCAGGCGGTCCGTGACGGGGCGCAGAGCGTCACTGTCGGCCGGGTGGTCTACACGGTGACCGACGCTCTACCCGAACAGCGAGTTTCTGGCCAGGAAGTTGGTACAAACGCCGCGCCGTAGGCGTACTCTGTGACCAGCACCACAGGACCTGACGGATGATCAACTTCCGTCAGGACAACCGAACATCGACCGCAGCGGACCGCGCCGCCATGGCGCTGGGGAATGTCGCTGAACCCCTGGGATGGGTCTCCTGTCCGCGAGGGGTTCAGCGGCACCCCTCCACACCGGAGAGGGTGTCGTGTTGGTTATGGAAGAGATCGTGTCGTTCGTGCGTGAGCCGGAGATCAGGGCCACCCCCGTTGACGGGTGTGATGTGTGCATCGGGCTCAACGCGGCGTGGTTCAAGGAGTACGACCGGGATTTGTTGATCGAGATCAACAACCACCCGCACACCACGCCGAAGTTGACCGCCCGTGTCGGCAAAATCCTGGCCGAAGCAGCCAGGCGAAAGGCCGCCGAGGACAAGAAGCGGGCCAGGGCGGAACGGGCAGCGCGCGAGAAGACCCGGCGACCGACCGGGGCCGTCCGGTGA